ATCCATCCAAGGCAGGGCGGTCCTGGGGGTGTACCCTGAACTAGCGGCAGCTTCTGTCGCGAACCCCCAAGGACGCCAACCACCTACCGGACCCAACGCGCCCACACTCCACCTCATTAAATCGGCGTCATACCACCGATTACGAGCTTGATATAGCGTCCCGTTCTTCCAGACGCCTGGCTCAAACTTGAGGGGGAGATATTGCGGCATTAGGTAATGATGCCGTTCGCCCGTGGACGTAGCACCAGGTGCGGATTCTCGTCACCGAGGTCGCCACTCACGATCTCACGATCCCCCACGCCGAGCATCTGCTCACCGAAGTGAATCTTCTCCTCAACTTCCTTACGGGCCTGGTACAGCCCACGAAGCTGGATCGCTTGCGGCAATGTCAGGTTGATCATGTCGTCCATGACCACAGCACCCGCCTTCTCCGCAGAGGTCTTGGAAGGAGTAAACTCCGAGCCTTCAACCACGGGACTTGAGGTGTGCTGTTTCGACTTCGATTCGGCTAATTCGGTCGCCATGCTGGTCTACCTTTTCGTCTAAACGATTAACAATGCGCTCAATCTGGATGATTGATTCTCTAGCGCCATTCAACCCACTTTTAACTCCCGCCCACGCCGCGCCCGCTGCTGCCGGGACCGCGAGAAGTGAGAGGAGTTCGCCCACACTACCCTCCATTTTGCCACGGGGGCGTCATTGATACTGTTGTCGGCGTGATCTGTTCTGCGATCATTGCGTCGATTCCAGCCTTCACTCTAGCTACCTTATCGTCGCCTAGACTCGCTGTAGTCCAACCCTCCACATCGCTTTTCGTAAGATCGGCAAAGGGAGTAAACGGATCGCCCGCCGTATAGGTGCAGCGAGCCGTGCCAGAGAGAAAGGCTGAATTACCATCTCCGTCATCGCCGCCTAGCCTCCAATCGATATTGTAGACGACATCCGTCTGCCCTTCCGCAGAGGGGTGAACGTCGAGCGCCGAGAAAAACCATGTATAGGTCATTTGGGGTTAAGCCTCCAGCGCCGCAATTCGGGCCTTGAGTGTTTGCACTTCAGCGTCTAGCTCTTGCATTGCCGACCACAAAACAGGCGTCATGCGCCCATAATCCAGCGAATAGAAACTCTTGTCGTCTTGGAGGTCAGGAACTAACTCAGGCATCGCGGCTTTCACATCTTGTGCGATAAAACCGATCATCCTCGAATCGGAACCATCTTCTAAGATTACGTCTCCAGCAGCGTCGATCTCACCACTCCACTTGTCGAAGATTTTCGCTTCGACACTTCTTACTGACGCTAGGCCGTAAGGAATGGCAGCAACATCGGTCTTCAATCTTGAGTCAGAAAAAGTTGTCCAGGCAACATCAGCGTAGCCTGTTCCGTCAGCTTGAAAAAGGAACCGTGCATTACCGTTCGATGTGAACGCCACCATGTTGCCGTCAGCGTTGACAACTTTCGAGCTGGTGCCGTCGTTCAGCGCCAGATCAATTTGGTACAGACCCCTGCCCGAAGTTGACTTTGTGGCATTAGCGTCATCAGCGTTTACCACTTGGTAGTAACAAGTCTTACTATCCCCGCCTGACTCGGTAAATGCCCCGAACTTGAGTCCGCCGTACTCTGCCGCCGCCTTGGTTACGAATCCATATGTGTCCGCTTCTGTGTAACTCGTACTCGGCTGGTTAACCTTGGACGACTTGAACGCGAGTATCTCATCGTCAGACGCGCCTTGGTTGATCGTCAGGCCGATTGTCATTTTTGAGTTGACTGTTGCGTCGTTGATGAGAGCCTGGCCCGCCTCTGTGAGCCTCATCAATTCCGTGCCACCCCCCCCGTCGTCGGCCTTATTCGTACTCCAGTGAAATGCGCGGTCGGTCTGCGAACCGTCACTGTCGATGTTGAAGTACATGGCTTCGGGAGCATTGATAACCGCGTTGCTTACCCCACTCACTCCAATGTTGAGAACAGCCCCGGTCAGCGTCGTCGCCCCCGTGACCGTTAGGGCACCTGAGAGGGATACCGCCTTTGACGCCCGTGTAATCGTCAGCGCCGAACCGAGGTTGCCCCCCGCATCGTTCCTTGCGATGATCTGAAAATTCGAACCCGCGTCACTGCCCGTTTCGGCAATCTCGTCTGCCCTGACCGCCCACCGCAGCGATCCCCCAGTCTGGAAACGGAGATCGCGGATGCCGCCCGCCGCTCCGTTGAGATTCATTGATGGCTGACCAGCCCCGTTACCGACAGTCGCATCGCCGGTCAGCGTACTTGTGCCCGTGACGCCTAGAGTGCCAGCGAAGGTCGCGTTAGCGCCGCTACCTGTCAGAAACGTCGTCTGGTTGCCAGCCTGCAAAAGTAGTACATCACCCGCGTTAGCTGACCCAACCGAGAATACTCCCGAACCCGATGGGCCGTCGTAGCGCAGTCTTGCAGCGATAGAGTCCGAAGCGTTTGCAAAGTAAATGCTGCCTATACCTGCGTCGGCGGTAGCTATCGTGATCCCACCGTTCCCAGACGCTACGTTGACCACTAAATCGTCAGCATCGGCGCTCACCGTGTGGGAGCCAGATCCTTGCGTCAGCTTCCCCGTGACGCCCAACGTGGAAGAAGCCGTCAGGGCAGCGGAGAACGTCTTAGCACCACTGAACGTCTGCGTCCCGCTCAGGTGCGCGGTGTCATCGTCGAGGTAGGCGGAGGCGACTTTGGTGCCCTGCCATGTCCCCGTGCCAATAGTGCCGACCGAGGTCAGCGACGAAGCGGTCACCGAGCTTTTCAGCGTTGACCCGGTCAGCGTCCCAGCGGGAGCAGCTACTACCGTAACGGCACCACCGGCAGTCATCGTCGCATCACCGGACAGAGCAAACTCGCGAGCGTCTCCGTTGCTGTCCCCGATCCAGACTTTGGTGTTGGCAAGCGGTGAGCTTGTCGGATCTATGTAGTCGCCAGTGATGGCAGTTCCGTTCCAAACCCCGGAAGTTATCGTGCCCAGGGTGGTGATACTGCCTTGTCCGACATAGCCAGAGGCGATAGTCACCGCATCGCTCGATACTGTGATCTTGTTCGTCGTTCCGATGACATTCAGCGTCACATCGCCGCTGTCCCCGCCTCCCGTCATTCCTGCGCCAGCGGTCACCTTCGTGATGTCACCAACAGTGGCCGTCTCCCAGGCGGGATTCGCTCCAGAGCCACCACTAGTCAGCACCTGACCATCTGAGCCGGTTCCAAGGCGGGCCGGTGTACCAGAAGCGCCATAGTACAGGATATCGCCTTGGGTACCGTGTTCTAGCTTGGCGAGCGTAACCGCGTTGTCTGCGATATAGGCAGTCGCCACAGGGGTGCCATTCCAGACACCTGTCCCTATTGTGCCAACCGCCGTGATCTGAGTCTGAGATGCGTCTACGTTTAGCGTCGGAACTGGGCCGGTTAGATCGGTCCCTGACAGTCCAGTGCCAGCAGTTATCCCTGTGATATCACCGACCGTAGGTGCCGCCCATGACGGCACACCACTCGCAAGCGTCAGCACCTGGGTGTCGGACCCCTTAGCGAGCTTGGCAAGCGTGGATGATCCCGTGGCGTACAGTATGTCGCCAGCCGAGTAGCTTGAAAGTCCGGTGCCACCAAATCCTGGTGCGACCGCCGTGCCATTCCAGACACCTGTCCCAATCGTTCCAACTGAGGTCAGGCTACTGGCCACTACGGCAGATTTCAGCGTAGTACCCGTCAGTGCCCCAGCAGGAGAAGACGAGGCAGTCGTAGCATTGCCAACAAACCCACCGGACGCCGTGACCGTGCTGTCCTTGACCAGGACGCCATCAATTGTGACGCCTGACGCGCCCGTCGTCTCGCTTATTGTGTTTGTTGTGATCTTCTGACCAGAAGTGACCACGATGTCTGTGCTGCCGGTAGTGTTCCCAGCGGCAAGCACTTCAGCCAGCGTGTCGAACGATCCCACCTGGGCATCGACATACGCCTTGATACTCTGCTGGGTCGCGAGTTTTGTGGCAGAGTTGGAGGACATATTGTCCTCGTCCTTGATGCCCGTCACCGTCGCGCCGTCACCCGCTACCGACAGCTTCTGGATCGTGCTAATGTTGGTCGCGCCGAACGAGGCCGTTAACGCCCCGGCGTTGGAAATATTGACGATGTTCGTGCCGCCACGATAGAACCCGCTGGTGGTGTCACCACCGACACTGATGGCCGTCGCCGCGACTACCCCGCTGGCACCCTGGATCTGACCCGTAAACGATACATCGTCGGTGCCGTCAGCGACCTTCAATACGGTGCCATCTGTTCCCGAGCCGTCCACGTTGGTGCTGTGCAACTCAAGCTGCGTACCGCTGCTGTTGTAGACCAGCCAGTAGTCGGGGGCAGCTAAACTCGCACCGGCCCCGAACTGAAGTGACCTGTTATCGCCCATCTTGATCTGGTCAAACTTGTACGAGCTACTCGCAATGTTCTGGTTGTTAACGTGCAGCGTGACCGAGGTGCTGGTGATCCCGAAAAGGGCGTCGATGTAGCCCAGGTCAGAGTTGAGGTAGCCGCCCCATGCGTCTGTGTCCCCTCCGACCGTTGGCTGGATCAGCCCTAGATTTGTCGTCGTCGCCATAGTTTTATCCTAGCACCCTGGCTCTCATAGTAAGCGAGGAGCCGCTGTGGAGTTTGCGCTCGCCCTGTAGCCGCAATTCTGTGAGGGCTTTGTCTAGTTGCGTAGACCATACAGGCAACCGTTCGTCGTTTTTCAGGTACGGCTCCGCTTCAACCAACAGCCCGTACAGATAAATGTCTGGATGTGAAGCCAGCAGCCAGTTGCTGGTTGCTGAGTCAGTCAGGGCCGGGATCTTCGTGTAGTAAATAATCGAAGACGTATATGTATCGTCCGGGGACGGCAGCACTTCCAATTGATTCGTTGAGCCCCCGACAATCGTGAAGTAGCAGGGTCTTCCTGTCGCGCTCATCACTCCCCGGCGAGAGGATATCTCTTCAGGCGTCATGTATTCAAGCACAATGACGGGAGAAGTGTCCACGACTATTCTGATTATCTCAAGCGTGTCATTCGGAAGCGT